TATTGACACCATTTTGGACAGCGCAAACATCTGGCTGAATGGTCTGGTTGGCGCAGGCTACCTGCTGGGCGCCCGCGTGGAGATGCTGGAAAGCGAGAACCCCCTGACCAGCCTGATGGCGGGCAAAATCAAACTGCACGTCTACATGACCCCGCCCTCTCCGGCGCAGGAAATCGACTTCGTGCTGGAGTATGACGCTGACTATGTGACCAGCGCACTCCAGTCCTAAAGAGGAGGTACTACTATGGCAATCGATCAGAGCATTATCAATTTTGCTGTCTATGAAGACAGCATTGAGTATGCGGGAATGGCAAAAGTTACACTGCCTGATGTAACTTTTCTGACGCAGTCCATCTCCGGCGCCGGTATCGGCGGCAACATTGATGCCGTTATTTTGGGTCATCTCGAAGCAATGACCCTTGGTCTGGAATTTCGCACCACTACGGCACAGTCCATCAAGCTGTCCGAGATTCGCCGCCACCAGATCGATCTGCGTGTTCCCGTTCAGTATGAGGATCCCATCAATGGCACTATTGATGCTCGTTCTGAAAAGCACGTTCTTGTCGTTATTCCGAAGTCCACCAAGAGCGGCACTATCGCTCCGGCGACCCCCGCCAACGGCTCCGGTGAGTATGCTGTTCGTTACTGGGCAACGTACCTCGAAGGCAAGAAAGTCCGCGAACTGGACCCGCTGAACTTCATCTGCTACATCAACGGCACGGATTATCTGGCAGCTGTCCGCAAGGCACTGGGCAAGTAATCAGAGCCAATCGTTATGCCGGAGCTGCATTTTGCAGCTCCGGCCTATTTTTTAACTGCGAAAGGAGCAGCCGCTATGAACACCACCATCAGCGATAAGGAGTACGATGCAGCCATCGCCGCTGCGAACAAAGCTGCCGCTGACCCTTATGTGTACGTCCACAAGCTCATTCAGCCGTTTGAGTATGAGGGCAAGAAGTACGACACCCTGACGTTTGACTTCGGCAAGCTGACCGGCAACGATTCGCTTGCAATCGAGGCTGAAATGTCCGCTCTGCGCCAGCCGGTTATCGTGCCGAGCATGAGTGCGGGCTATCTGATTCGGATGGCCTGCCGGGCGTGTACGCAACCCATCGGCGTTGACGTTATCGGCGCAATGAGCATTCGGGACTACAACACCATCCGCACCAAAGCAAGAAATTTTTTGATGCTGTCGGATGTGTAACTGATGATGGTGGAGAGTGGCTGCGGCGGCAAGCCCTTCTGATGGCGCAGGGCAACAACACCCCTGCACCATACTGGCTTGCAATGCCTCTGTATCAACTGCGGCAATGGATTGATACCAACAATGCCATTGTTGCCGAGCGCGAAAAGGCGAGAAAGGCGAAGTAGTGGCTCGAAAAGAATGGGAGTTGCTGTTCAACCTGTCCGCCAAACAGAACAGCAACTTCTCCAGCACCTTCAAGGCTGCACAGTCGGCTCTTGTGGAGACACAGAACCGCATCCAGCAACTGAACAAGGTACAGTCCGACATAACCGCGTACCAGAAGCAGCAGCAGGCCGTTGACTCCACCAAGCAGCGGCTGGCCGTCTTGCAGCAGCAGTACGATAACATCCAGAAAGAGATTCAGGAGACCGAGGGCTATTCCTCTGCACTGGAAAACAAGCTGATTTCCAAGCAGGCGCAGATTGATAAGACCACGACCTCCCTACACACCTATGAGCAGCGGCTGGCTGCCACCGGGAACACTCTGCGGGAAGCTGGCGTGGACACCACGCAGCTGACAGCAGAAACCACTCGGCTGGAAACCGAGGTCGATAAGCTGAAAGACCAGCAGGTTGACCTCAAAAAGACCATGGACGAGGCTGGAGAGGGCGCAAAGGGCTTCGGCGAGAAATCTGTCGAAGCTATTGACGCTGTCGAATCTGTGCTTGCTACGGCGGGCATCGCAAAAGCCCTTGACGAAATTAAAGACGCATACATGGACTGCATCAACACCGCAGGTGATTTTGAGGCATCCATGAGCAACGTCGAAGCCCTGTCCGGGGCATCTGGCGATGAACTGGAAGCCCTGTCCGACAAGGCCAAGGAGATGGGCGCAACCACCAAGTTCACGGCTGGCGAATCGGCTGACGCTTTGTCTTACATGGCTCTGGCGGGCTGGAACACCCAGTCCATGCTGGAGGGCATCAGCCCGGTGCTGAATCTGGCCGCCGCTGCCAACATGGACTTGGCGCAGGCATCGGATATTGTCACCGACTATCTGACCGCCTTTGGCCTGAAAGCCTCCGACACCACGCATTTTGTCGATGTGATGGCCTACGCCATGGCTCACTCCAACACGGATGTGATCCAGCTGGGCGAGGCATACAAGGCGTGTGCATCCACCGCAACCTCCCTCGGTTACTCTGTCGAGGAAACCACCGCAGTTCTGGCTACCATGGCCAATGCCGGCGTTAAGGGTGGCGAGGCTGGCACAGCCCTGAACGCCATCTTTACCCGCCTTGCCACCAACACGAAAAAGTGCGGTGACGAACTGGCGAACTATGGCGTGAACATCTACGATGCACAGGGCAATATGCAGTCCCTGTCCAGCATCCTTACCGGGATTGCCGGGGTCTGGGGCGACCTGACCGACCAAGAGCAGGCCAACCTTGCCAAGACCATCGCTGGCACGAACCAGTATTCCAAGCTGCAAACCATCATGGCCGGGTGCAGCGAGGCCGCCGCCGAGGGCGGGCAGTCGTTCTCCGACTACACCGAAGCCCTGAACAACTGCGCCGGATCTGCCGACAAGATGGCGGGCACCATGCTCGACAACATGAACGGCAGGCTGGTTCTGATGCAGTCCGCCGCTGACGGCCTGAAAATCGCCATCGGCGAGGATTTGACCCCTGCCATGTCCGGTCTGTACGATGTTGGCGCGCAGGTTCTGGGCTGGATGCAGGGCTTTGTCGAGGAAAACCCCGGCGTGGTCAAGGGCATTGCCGCCGGAACGGTCACGCTTGGCGGCTTGGTTGGAACGCTGACCGCTGTGGCTGCTGGCATCAAGCTGGCTCATGCAGCAGCAACGTTGTTCACTGGCTCGCTGGCTGGCCTTGCTGGGCCGCTGACGCTTGCATCCGTGGCGATTGCTGGAACGGTCACTCTCGTTACTGCGCTTGCCACATCGTCTGACGATGCCGTTCCGTCTGTTAAGGAATTGACCAGCGCGGCGCGAGAGATGGGCGACAGCATGGAGGAAGCTGGCAACAACTACGATGCCACGCTGTCCAACATGGAGGCGACCGCCAGTGTTGCCGACCAGTACATCAGCAAGCTGGAGGCCATCGAAGCCGCCACAAACGGCAATACTGCCGGGAACGCTGAGTATCACGATACCCTTGCCCGTCTGTCTGCGCTGGTGCCCAGTCTGGCTGATGACATTGACCTCGAAACGGATTCCATCAAGGGTGGAACCGAAGCCCTGCGCCAGCACACGGACGCTTATGTGGCCGATGCAAAGGCGCAAGCCCGTCAGGAATACCTGAACGGCCTATATGAGCAGTACAACAATGTGCTGGTCGAAAGCGCGGAAAACGAAACCAAACTGGCCACCGCACAAGCCAAGGTCGAAAAGTCCAATGCCGGGATGTCCGCTGCTTATGATAAGCTGCTGACCTCCCTCGGCATGACGGACGAGCAGTTTAAGCTGACCTATGGCACTGTTCAGGATCTTCCGTGGCGCACTATGAGCGAGGATGTGCAGCAGCTGCGCACCGAGTACATGGGATATTCGGATGACCTCGTTACCGCCCGGCGAGAAGTCGAAAACTACACCGAGGCCGTAGAGCAGGATCAGGAGGCCATCGATGCAGCTGAGGCCGAGTATCAGGAAGCCAAGGATGCAGTCGATTCCCTGAACGCGGCGCAGCAGGATGCCGCCAACAGCGCAAACGATGTGGCTGCACAGGAACAGGCTGTCACCGATGTTGTCAACGATGCCGAGGCAGAGATTCAAGAACTGGTTTCGGCATACACGGACGCTTACAATGCGGCCTATGACAGCATCACCAAGCAGTACGACCTGTGGGATACCGCCGAAAAGGTTGTTGCCACCTCCGCATCCAGCATCAACTCCGCGTTGGAAAGCCAGATCACCTACTGGGACAACTACAACCAGAATCTCGAAAGCCTGACCGAGCGCGCTGCCGATATTGACGGCTTGAGCGATGTTATCGCCAGCTTTGCCGATGGCAGCAAGGATTCTGTGAACGCCATTGCTGGCATGGCAGCTGCGTCGGATTCCGACCTCGCAAAGATGGTCGAGAATTACCGTTCCTTGCAGGAGGCGCAGAAAACTACCAGCGAGAGCATGGCCGACCTTGAAACCGGCATGAGCAATGCCATGGACGAGATCGCACAGAACGTGGCGGACAGTGTTGCCGACATGGACTTGAACGACGAGGCCATGAAGAGCGCACAGTCCACCATTCAGGGCTTTATCGACGGCGCAGAGGGCATGATGCCTCGTGTCAAGGAGGCATACGAAAAGGTGGCGAACGCTGCCTCTGATGCGCTGGCCGGGGCAAATAAGCGTTACAACATCGACCAGAAAAACGGCAATATCCCCGGCTATGCAGTTGGTACGGAATCTGCCGCGCCGGGCTTTGCCATCGTTGGTGAGAACGGCCCGGAACTGGTCTACTTCAACGGCGGCGAAACCGTGCTGACTGCGCCGGAGACCCGCGCAGCGTTCAACGAGGCACGGCAGCTGGAGCAGATCACCAGCACAAATGCGATTGACCTGTCCGCTGTCCGGGATGCCATCCGTGAGGAGCAGGAAGCCCAGACTCTGCGTGAGGAGTACAACCGATATGTGGAAACAGTCAATGGCAGCAATTCAGTCTACTTCAACGGCGGCGAAACCCGCTCCGTTGCGGAAGTGCAGCTGCCCAGTGGCTCTGCATCTGGCGGCTCCAACGCCAGCAGCGCGGCTCCTATCACCGTTGCGCCCGTCTACCACATCTACGGTATGCGAGACACGGATGAACTGCGAAGCGTCCTGAACGCCCAGAATGACGACCTCCGGGAAGCTGTGCTGGAAATCGTGAGCGACAACGACACCGATAATTTCAGGAGGGGTTACGCATGAGCAAAACCTACACCACCGTGCAGGGCGACCGCTGGGACAGCGTGGCATACACGCAGCTTGGTAGCTGCGCCCTTGCACCCCGCCTGATGGCTGCGAACTCGCAGTATCTGAACTATTTTGAGTTTCCTGCCGGAATCGTTTTGACGCTCCCGGAAATCGAAACCAAGACGAGCTCGACCCTGCCGCCGTGGAAGAAGGTGGTCACATGAGCGATGAAAATACTGCCCGCCATGCCGAGTGTACGGTGGAGTTTGACGGCGTGGACATCACCAGCAGCATCGCTCCTTACCTGCTCTCCCTGTCCTTTACGGACAACGAGGAAGATGCCAGCGATGACCTGCAAATCAAACTCCAAGACCGTGAGGGTGTCTGGATGACCGACTGGCTCCAGAAGATGATAGACGGCGATGTGTCGGCTGCATCTTCTGATGGCTACAAAGTCGGTGATGTGGTGCAGTTCCTTGGCGGTCCGCACTATAAGGCATCCACCGACAAAAAGGCAAACGGCAAGCCCAAGGCTGGCCCTGCCAAGATCACCATCATCAAGCAGGGCGCGCTTCATCCGTACCACATCATCCACACCGATGGCACATCTCGCGTCTACGGCTGGGTGGATGCCAGCGAGATCTCCGGCAAGTCTGGCAGCGGCTCTTCTGACTCCTCCTCCGGCAGCGGAGAAGAAAGCCTGAAAATCCGTGCTACCATCACCGCCTGCAACTGGCACAGTGATGGCAAAGATGAAGCGCTGGACTGCGGAACCTTTGAACTGGACAGTGTGGTTGCGTCTGGACCGCCCGGCATTATCACCATCAAGGCCATTGGGCTGCCCTACACGAGCCAGATCCGGCAGACCAAGCAGAGCAAGGGCTGGGAAAAGTACAAGCTGTCCGGCATTGCCAATGAAATGGCATCTAAGAACGGCATGACGACCCAGTTTCTTGCAAAGAAAGATCCTGAGTACAAGCGTGTGGAGCAGTACCGCTGCTCTGACATCGACTTTTTGCAGCAGCTTTGCCACGATGCAGGGCTGTCGCTGAAATGCACTGATGGCAAAATCGTCATCTTTGACCAGCAGGAGTACGAGGGCAAGGACGCTGTGTGGACTACCACGCTGGGCGACAAAAGCTATATCAAGTATAGTCATTCACTCGGTCAGGCTGGAACACAGTATGCGTCCTGCCGGGTATCTTACGTTGGGCCTGATGGCAAGGCTATCGAGGGCATTGCCTACGTTAAGGACTACGATGCCAAGAGCAAGACCAATCAGCAGCTGGAAGTCTACGCCCCGGTCACGAGCAAGGCAGAGGCGAAAGAACTGGCTGCAAAGAAACTCCGGCTCTACAACAAGTATGAGCGTCAGATAAGTTTTACCTATCCGGGCGACCCCGGAAAAGTTGCTGGACTGACGTTCAACGCTGACCAGTTCGGACCGTGGGATGGCAAGTACATCGTGAAGCAGTCTAAGCACACGGTGTCCGGCTCCGGCGGGTACACGACGCAAGTCACTGGCCGTCATACGCTGGGAGGTTACTGACTGATGAACGTGAACGTCGATGTTCGCATCGGAAAAGTCACCGATGTGAACAAGAAAAAACGCCTTGTGCGCGTGAAGTTCGAGGACACCGGGATTACATCTGGCTGGCTGCCTGTGATGCAGCACTACAAGGCTATCGTATACACCGAGGAGGCGGGACTGCACGATCACCAGTTTACGCACCCGGCTCCGTATCCACTGAAAATCCTCAACACCCAGAACGGCACCCGCCAGATTTGGGATGAGGAGGAAAAGGTCACGGGCGCGGACAACTCGACCAACCACCAGCACAAATCCCATGTGGTGTGGTGGGTGCCCGCCATTGATGACATCGTGATCTGTCTGTACCTGCCGTGCTTCAACGCTGACGGCTTCGTGTTGGGAGGGATTTATCCGTGATTGTTGGATGCCTCGGAGGCATTATCTTTGCCGTGTTCGATGGTTACGTCAAAACCATCAAGGACATGGTGCAGAGCGTGTCTGCCAGATACACCACCCACCAGCGTGCTGGAGGCAAGGCTCTGGCCGAGTTTACGGGCACGGATGCAGACACCATCACGTTCGATATTGAACTTTCGGCGTACCTTGGCGTGGCTCCAAGCAAGCAGCGCGAGATCCTGAAGGGGTATGTCGATAATCACACGACGCTGCCGTTTGTCCTCGGCAATGAAGTCTTCGGCAGCTATCGATGGGTCATCAAATCCGTGAAATTCAAGACCAAGTACACAGACGCTTTCGGCGTTCCGACATGGATTACTGCGAGCGTCACTTTACTGGAATATCCGAGAGAGTGAGGCGATTTTATGAGCAATTATCTGGTGTCGGCAAATGACCTGACCGCCATTTCCCTCGGCGAGCAGGATACCGTGGCCAGCGTTCTGCAGAACATCGCCGTCATCCTATCCACGCCGAAAGGCACCGTGCCGGGCTACCGGGAGTTTGGCATCGACATCTCGGACATTCTTGACCGCCCGGAAAACGTGGCGCAGCCTATGCTCTGCGCCGCCATCAAGGAAGCCATCGAACGGTTTGAACCGAGAGCCACCTATATGGGGACTACGTTCAAATCCTCCAAGGACAACCCCGGAACGATGCTTCCCGTTGTGGAGGTGAGCATCAATGCGTAGTACCGCAGACCACCAGTTCATCAGCACCGACGTTGACGAACTGGATGCGCTGCTCTGTGCGGGGTATGAGCAGGTTTTTGGCACATCCGTGCGCCCCGGCAGCCCGGAACGGCTGTTCATCTCGTGGATTGAGGACGCGATCCTCTACGAGCGTGCCCTCAACAACCACGCTGACAACCAGAATCTGCCCAGCCGAGCAGAGGGCGAGAATCTGGATGCGCTGGCGGAGCTGTTCTACTTGCAGCAGCGTCCAAAGCCCACCGCGGCAACCTGCACCATGCGCTTCAACATCAGCGAGGCGCGGCAGAGTGCAATCCTCATTCCTTCCGGCACTCGCGTCACGGACGCAAATGCCTCACTGTATTGGGCAACCACGGCAGATGAATACGTGCCTATCGGTTCGACCTATACGGACGTTACGGTGGTATGCCAGACCTCCGGCACTGTCGGAAACGACTTTGCAGTCGGCGACATCAACACCATTGTTGATGTGTACGACTACTATTCTGGCTGCTCCAACGTCACGGCCAGCGCAAACGGCAGCGATGCCCCGGACGATAACACGTTCTACCAGCTTCTGCTTGATAGTCAGGCAGCGTGGTCCAGCGCAGGGCCTGTTGGCAGCTACAAGTATTTCGCGAAGAGCGTGTCTACCAAAATCGCCGATGTGGTGGCGAACAGCCCAAGCCCCGGCACCGTCTGCCTGTATGCCGTCATGGACGACGGAAGCATTGCCCCGGACGAAACCAAGAAAGCGATGGTGGAGGTTTGCTCTGCCGATGAGGTACGGCCTCTGACGGACCACGTCATTTCTGGTGATCCTGATGTGGTGAACTACAACATCGACCTGACCTATTACCTGACTCGCGATGGAGACATCTCTGCTGCGGATGCACAAACCCGCGTAAACGAGGCTGTGCAGCAGTACATCGGCTGGCAGTCCGGCAAGATGGGCCGGGATATCAACCCGGACAAGCTGCGGTTTCTGCTGCTGGAAGTTGGCATCAAGCGTGTGGATTTGCAGCAGCCCGCATTCACCCCGCTGGAAGACGGCAAACCGTCCGTTGACCTGACCTCCGACAAGGTGCCGCAGGTAGCAAAGGTGGGCACGGTCACTGTGAAGAGCGGAGGGTACGAGGATGAATAACGGCCTGACCGCCGAGCGGATGATGGATTCCTTCCCGCTTGCGCTCCAGAAAGACCCGAAAATGGTTGCTCTGGCGCACTCCATTGCCAACGTGCTGGAGCAGCGGTTGGACGAAATCAACCTCGGCCAAATCTACACCCGCATCGACCAGCTGCCGGAAGACCTGCTGGACATTCTGGCAAAGGACTTTGCCGTGGACTGGTACGACCACGACTACGACCTCGCTGCAAAGCGGCGCACCATCAAGTCCGCGCCCTACATCCATCGTCACCGGGGAACCGCCGGGGCTGTGCTGCGGGGCATCCGGGCTATCTATCCCGGCTCCCGGCTGGAGGAATGGTGGCAGTATGGCGGCGAGCCGTACCACTTCCGGGTCATGCTGGACATGAGCGGCTCCGATGCGTCCTACGTCAGCACCGAACGTGTGCTGTGGGCCATCGGCTACTACAAGAGCCTGCGGTCGCACAACGATGGCGTGTACTACCAGAGCACGTTCGGCATCGAGATCGTGACCAGCAGCGGCTATATCGTGTATGCGGTGCGCCGCTGCGGCACTTTCCCCAAAACGGCCACACAGGGCGGCATCTCCGCCGGGAACATCATCATCGTTACGGACGAGTTCGGCGGCAGCTACGCTCACCCCCGCACCGGGCAGCTTGACGCTGGCACGTTCCCGGCCACAGCCACACAGGGCCGCACTGCCGCCTCGGAAATCGAGGTTTTGACGGTGGACAATGGTGGAGCCTACGCACCGGAGAAGCTGGCCGGAACCTACCCGGAGACGGCCACGCAGGGCTTCGATGATGCGGGGTGTGTTGTTGTGCAGACCGCAGACGGCAGCAGCACATACGCGGCCCCGGCATCCGGCGACCTGACAGCTGGTCTGCATCCAGCAACCGCCACATCCGGCGGTACATCAGGCGGAGGGCTTGTTGCCGAGGAATCCGGTCTCGGCGTTTCCTACATCGCAAAGGTGTGCGGCAGCGCACCGGGAATAAATTTTTAAGGAGGTAGCAGCATGATTGATTCGGCTGGCTTCGCAGACCTGCGGGGCTATCTCAAACGGCGCATTGCCTGTGCGCGTTTCCGTGTCGGCTCGACCTACTACACCGTTCCGCTTTCCGGCATCGACATTCTGGCTGATGGTACTGTCCGCGCCAGAGTGTCCATCACCGGGCTGGGCGAGATTACGGTGAATCGTGTGGAGCTGCTCAACTCGGACAATCAGGTCTGGGCACACGAGGACGTAAACATCAAAATCTCAACAGGTCAGACTGGTATCCTGTACTGGTTTGACTTTACGTTCACCGAGAAAAAGAAGGAGGAGTGACCGTGTATCAGAAAACTGATTGGCGTGACCATGTTACGGACAAGCCCGGTCTGTACATCATCACCGACAATAAAGACGGAACGTGGACCATTACCCCTGCTGGCAAGGTGATGCAGCAGGGCACCCCGCAGGATCAGGAACACTTCAACAACATCGAAAACGGCGTATGGGATATTTATGCCGCTCTCGGCATGATGTTCAATACCGTTCGGCAGCAGGGCTGGCAGCTGAACGAAGCCGTGGCCGCTATCGATAACTCGTGGCAGATCGTGTCCGGCAGCGTGAACCTGACCAATGCTCGTACCTATCCCTGCAACAACTCCAAAAAGAGCGTGTCGCTGGGCAAGAACATGGGCAGCACCAGCTATCTGGTTATGACCGAACTGGTCAAATCCGATGGCCCTGTCGGGGATATTGAGGTCAGCGAGAAGCTGGTCAACGGCTTCAAGCTGGCCTACAACGGCTCCGCAAAGTCTGCCACCATCAAATACATCGCAATCGGAGGTACTCTGAAATGACCGTTATCGAAAAAAATTCCGGCGCCAAGATTCCCTACGAGGTCGTCAAGAACAAAATCTGCTTCGATGATGACCTGACCATCAACCTCGCCAAGCGCGAGGATGACCGTGACGTTCACATCGATGTGTGCTATGACGCCGATGGCGAACTGGTCATCGGCGCAGCTGCCGGCCGCAGCTATGTGGCAGAAATCGATATCCCCGCCCGCCGGTACACCCAGCCGGAGCCCATTGAGGAAGTGCCCGCAGACGGCGAGGAGAACGCCGAGGGCGGCGCACGCATGGGCAACAGCACCCCGGCGAAGCCGATTCCGTTCTCCATGGACAATGTGACCCTGACCCTGTGGGCCATCGACTGATAGGAGGTAACTACTATGGCTGCAAATTTTGACCTGACCAATCTGGCCGTCACTGGCCTTGCACCCGGCAATGAGCTGATTTACGACAATGTCGGTATGCCGTCCATCATGGTTAAGATCCCGAAGATGACCTACAAGCAGCTGGGCATGGGCGAATCCGCCGCCGTGCATCCGGCGTTCATCGTCAACGGGCAGGAAGTGGACGCAATCTACATTTCCAAGTACCAGAACATCGTGCAGGATGGCCGCGCATACTCTCTTGGCGGCGTTGACCCTGCGGCATCGCTGGATATGGACCACGCACGCCAGTATTGCGAGGCTAAGGGCGAGGGCTGGCACCTGATGACCCGCATGGAGTGGGGCTTGATTCAGCGCATGTGTGAGGCTGCCGGCTTCGTTCCGAAAGGCAACAACAACTATGGTCGCCACGACAGTGAATCGTTCTATAAGGCTATCCCGACCTATATGAGTGGCGATAAGATTGGTCGTGTCGCAACTGGTACTGGCCCGCTGACATGGTATCATGACAACAGCCCCAGCGGTATTTCTGGTCTGACTGGAAACGTATGGGAGTGGATGGGCGCAGTTCGTTCTGTGTATGGCGAAATCCAGTTCCTTGTCAACAATAACGGCGCAGACAGCGCACACAGCCAGTCTCCGACCTCGACCGAGTGGAAAGCTATCAGCTGCGTGGATGGTAGCTTTATCACCCCGGACGGAAAAGGCACCACCGCCAACTCCGTCAAGATTGACATCGTTGGCGGCAAACTTCAGTGGGCCAAGACCATCACCCACAAAAATGCGGATGGTGATTGGCCTAGCTGCACGTTTGGCTCCATCACTTGCAGTGCGGACATTGGCGCAAATACAAAACTGCTGCTTCAGGCGTTGGGTATGATGCCTTATTCCAGCTCCGATCTGTGCGCAGGTCATACCTGTTGGTTCCGCAATAGCGATGAGGAGCGCGCTTTCTTTTCTGGTTGCAGCTGGTACAGCCCCTCCCGCGGCCTCGGCTCGTTCGACGGCATCTACCCGCGGTCCGGCGTGGACGATGATATCGGTTTCCGCGCCGCTTACTGCAAACTGCCGTCTGTGACCTGATGACTGCGCGGTAGCGCAGTCACGTTCCCCTCGACCCCGCGAAGCGGGGTCGTTTATAAAATTGATTTTTTCTGCATCGGTGGATTTTGCCGTTTTTTCGGTAAAATCCACCGAAAAGCAGATTTTCAAGCTGTTTTCTGTTATACTGACCCGCGTTCGGAAGGAGGTCTACCGCATGGAAGGAAAACAGGACGAACTTTTTACTGGTCCGACCCTACAAAAAATCGAGGATATGATGGAATATGCGTATCCTGTACTCCAGCAGTTCCCAAAATCCGAAAAGTTTGCGATGGCAGCCGACATGAAACTCGTTATGGATGTGATGCTTGAAAAGGCTGTGGAAGCGCAGAAAAAATACTTCAAAAAGACCACGTTGCAGGAACTGGACGTTGCAAACACAAAATTGCAGCACTACCTGCGTGTGGCATTTCGACTGCGGTTTGTTTCTATGCACAAGTACGAGGTATGGAGCAAGCAGCTTGTCGAAATCGGAAAGTTGTTGGGGAGTTGGCTCAATACCGTCAAGGCCAACTCGAAAACATAGGGAACCAGCCGTCACGCGCTTTCTTTTCTGGTTGCAGCTGGAACAACCCCTCCAACGGCCTCGGCTCGTTCAACGGCAACAACCCGCGGTCCAACGTGGACGATGATATCGGTTTCCGCGCCGCTTTGCCTCCAAGCCAGATACTGCAAGCTCAAGGGCTTGCTCTCAGTGCAGAGGTGATAAAGGGGCTGGTTCCCTTGGTTGCATTTCGCAGCCTAAAAATATTAGCCTCGCAGTCTGCGTTCCGACGCTATAAGCGTACGGCGCACGCTGTTC